CCACACACTATTTCCTTCTCATACCAAACTCAAATCAAAATCTGGATTTATACTTCGCCACAGACGACCAGCACTTGAACTTATGTTCATATATGTTGGGGGACGATATGCTGTTCAAGAGAGAATTGTAGTTGTTGATCACTTCCTCATTAGACATAGAGTACTTGTGACCCACAGCTACTGCCATTTGGTTGAAATCGTACCAAGCAGTTGGTTTAATTGGCAAATCATTGTCCGCCACGAATTGAGCTACATCAGTTGTGAGTCCCAAAGACATTAAGTAACTCAAGCTCCTGGTTACCATGTTAATGTGATTGGGATCAGATTCTCCATTTGTAACTTCGAATCTGTGTCTCATTCTCACCACGTCTGGTCCCATTTCCACTCGGCCGTGACCAACAGGGTAAATGATCATACCACAATAACTTGCATAATTGTTCCTCAATTCATTTTTGGAAGACATGTTAAAACTAGTTGCTATAAATTGTTTTAAGCCGCTTGTCTCAGGTTTGTCTGAGAACATGCCGCAACTGTCATCTCCGAGCATCACCAACATCCTTAAGCTGTGCCTGTTTAATTTGTAGAATCTTGCATGCACTTGCATGTTGGTTATAAAGTTACCCAGAGCGGTGGTGGCTTGACCTGTCAACCTCATGCTCTCACCTGTGCCTCTGTAGAGGTTGGACTTGAATCTCCAGGTTTGGTGCATGGAAGCCCAACTCAACAAGGCCGCTGGGTGTACCCCTAACAACCTGTACATCTCCATCTCGACTTCAATGATGTGTTTGTCTGTCTGTCGATCCTGTTTAGCCAGATCATTTTCAAAGAACCAACGCACTTCCGTCTTAGACCTTAACACTGCGTTGATTTGGGATGGGGTAAGTCCGTCTGTGTAAAGCACATTGTCTCTTAAAATGGATTTTAGTCTATCCTTGGCTTTTTTAAAAATGTTAGAGTACAGCGCACAAACTGACTTTCGTTGCCAAACTATGATTCTAGCCTGTTGTTGCCTCCAATTGCCAATGGGTTCATCTTTCAGGAGAGACTCCATTTTCAAATGGATATTAACATCACTCAGAGGTCTATTCAAAATTTCCTCTGCCAATAACTTTATGGTGTTCTTAAGGACTAAGGGAGCTGCTTTACTTTGCTTTACCCATGATTTGACGTCTTCCGCTGTAAATGTCAACGGGGACCTTTGAAACTCCCTAAATGCTAAATCGACAGTGGGTAATAGGTATGCTTCTTTTATGTCATTTATAACTTCAGTGACTGACGGGGTAGCGGATACTGTTCTTATGTCAAGAACTGACTTCAATCTACCAACTATGCTCCGCCCTTCTTCGAAAGTTGCTGTTGTAAATACAGGCCTAGACCTTTCAGGGTATTTAGTCATGCAATACTTTATTACTTCCTTAACTTGCTCAGGGTGTTCCTTGCACCTTATATAACTGTGGTTGAAAGGAGCGTATATGGCCAGCCAATCAGTCAGGTCTTTGTCCTCCCACATATCTATTGTCTCTGCTGCCACCCATTCCGGCACCACCTCCAGCGTGCTCCCTGTCACCGTAGGGTTTTTTATGTCTGTAGTGCAAGAGAATAACTTGTTGAGGTGTCCTTCTAAGTCTCGTAAGTATGGAGTGTCTGAGGTTAGGAGCTCACCCGTTAAATTGCAGTGCTCCAATGCGGTCACATCCTTGAGTTTTTCCAAATCTTGTTCACTAAGTTCCCCCGCACTGACTGTGGTGGCTGCCATGATTTTTAGACCCCATTTGTTATTCGGTATCACATCGCCATCCAGGTTCAATTCATAACTCTGTGGCTCTAGGGTCTCCAGCTGATCGTATTCAGGGCCTTTGTGCAATACCGGCTTATTCATCTTAAGAGCACCACCCACCATGGGGATGCCGCATCTGCAAGGCAGGAGTATGTGCTCGAATACGGTTGCCATACCTTCCCCTTGTTTCATTATTTTCATGGTGGGGCTGAACTCTATACATTGTTCTCCAATTGCGGAATTGAATGCCCCCGGCAACCATTCTAATTTTGATGTGTCACCCCCGCACTTTTGAGCCAACCATTGCAAATCTCCAGGGGAGGCGTTTTCTATGAACCAGGTACTCGGTGATTTGGGACCGATCTCTTTGGTTTTCAAGGTCAAACGGTTGCCCACCACTGTTGTCACCGCCTGGTAATTCACCAATTGAGAGTTTGGAGCGTTGTCCACCACCACAAAGTTTCTACCATGGAGTGACACTTTCCCTGAGTTTTGAGCCTTCGCCATTTCATAGATCCAATATGTGCAGCGGTCGTTTGAGCAGGGGTAAATGATTACTGGTCTCATTATGTACCCATGCAGGTTGATGTGGTTGGGGTGCGCTTGTAATAACTCAGTGATCCAATTTTTTGTGACTGGTTTACCGGCCCACTTCACCCTTGATATATTATTCTTAACGTTCTCCATCACCCACGGTTCCTCTGACAATGGAATGAGGTCAGTCACCACCAAGTTGACCTGGTTCTGCTCGTTCAGCAGCGTTGGGTATGGACTCTCCTGATCACTTAGAGTTTTCAGTCTGCAGCTCGTGGATTCATTCACTGAGTATGTGGGCAATTTATCATCCCATCCATTTTTTTCTTCTTTTGTGGAGTCCCCTAATGATAGTCTCCTGGGGTTAATTGGTGATCCCCCAGGTACCTTGGTGGTAAGTTTAGCGGGGGCAGGAGTTGGTGATTTTAGTTTCTTAACGACAACGTCTGGTGAATTTGGTTTTGCAGTTGGGTCGGTTGGGTTGTTGATCAACACCACATCGTAGCTGCCCAGGTAAACCCCCACCCCATACTTAGTCTTCACTGCCAGATAATACAAGTTGGAATCAGAACTCTTCCACCACGAGTCGATGGGTTCTATGTCCTCATCAATCGCCCAGATGGGGGTGGAGGTGTTCAATAGCTCATGGTCCAGCCAGGTGTCGACTGCGGTGCTGTGCATCATTCTCAGCATCTTCTCCGGCTGTAGACCCAGATCGGGTTCATCCTCATACCCCTTCTTGTTTCCTAAGTCATCCAGTCCCATCACCATAGCTGCCACCTGGTCGTTCAAGGGGTTGACGTAGTAACAGGTAGTACCTTCTTTTTCAGTCCTGCTGTCATACAAAGAATTCATGGTAAAGAACCACTTGGCTAAGTTGGTGGTGGTGAATTCAATGGCTTTCATCAAGCAACCATTGTGGTAGCACAACCGGTCTTGTGGTTCGTTAAATGAATCATGAATGTCTTGCAAGGCCTCTAGAGTGACAGGCTCTCCCAGCCATCTCAGTTCTGTAGCTGCCTCCAGGAATTTTTTCTCATTACCCCAATGATGTTCTCTGTTATCGTACTCCCTGATAAGCAAACAATTTATGCTACCAGCTGAGGCAGCTAATACATTTGTGTAACCTAGTACTCGATGAACGTTGCAATAAGATCTAGTCTTCTCATTCAGGCAGACTAAATCTGGGGATGTCTTACTCAACAACTTTCGCACACTCTTCTTTAATTTAATGCTGGTGTGCATCTTCTCCAAGATGAGTGACCTAGAGTCGACTTGGGCTTCAGTCAGCAAATGCGTGCAACCCTCCGACTGAACCACCAGTGCTAAGCTATTTTGCTCACCTAATACTTTGACGATTTCTAAATTAATTAGAGATCTCTGTTCTGGAAGAACCAAACTCTTCGGCCCTTGGTGACATTCAACCACCAACCAGCTCTCTCTTGTTCTCTTGTGGAGATGGGATAGGTTAACACCCACCACTCTTGCTTTCAAATCACCATAAGTCCTCTTATTTATCAGTTGACTCCAAATTTGGTAGTTGGATAACTGGTGCAGGAGCATGTCCATGTTGTCACTGAAGTTCCCTTCCAACTCATATTCAAGAAACTGGCTCAAATTTGGTAAGTCCCTCGTGATCTGGGACCCCTGGGGTTCTAAACCCATGTACTTAACCGAAGGAACAGTTGCATGATCCATAAACTGTCCTTCTTGTACTTCCAAAATGACTGTGGGCCAAGTGTGACAACCCTTGTATGCCACAACATGTCTTTGTGGGTTAGTTAGCAATAGTAAATTGTGACTCATAGACAACAGACCCTCAATCAATTGCTTTCTAGTTACACTTTCTCCGGATAAACATGCACCTTGATTGGACGGTCTCAATTCCACTTGCTGCATTAGTGATGGCCAACTGTGCAACAAGCACTTGCTGACACAAAAACCATTGACATTTGGGTTGTACAAGGTCCCCATATGCTGCAGTTTTACAAAGCTGACCCCTATTGGAACATCCGTTAAAGGGTTGTCTACAGAATTCTTGGTTTTTCTTTTTGGGAACTTCAGCTCTCTGGTCACCACTTCTGTCGGGGTGTTGAAAGTATCTACCAAAACCCTCCTGAGTAAGTCCTTGTCTTGAATGAAATTTAATCTTTCTACGTTACTCTTTATTTTCACATAAGAAAGGTCTAATCTGATCAAGGCTTCCTCTATTTCCGGGTCTGTAAATTCCTTGTAGAGGGAGCAACCCAATTCTGACTTGTTGACCGCCTTGGCCCAGATGTATTGGTCTCCAAACTGGGGCATCACCACTACAGGCAGTTTGTTTTTTAGTGCAGCATGTACCGTTCCACTACCTCCGTGACACACCAGCAAATGGACCAAAGGGGCCACCTTTGTGTAATCAATAGCGGTCACTATCAAATAACTATCAGGTTCTGACTCCAGGTGACTCTCGCATAATCTAGCCATCTGATTTAGGTCAAACTTGTATGAGTTTATAATCAAACTCCAACCCAACTTTATTAGGTACTTCGCTGCTCTCAACAGAGTTAGAGCGGTTTCAAGGGTCGTGATCGATCCCATAGTGAGTATAGCTTTTCTCCTCTTGTCACGGTTAACAAAGTTCATCAATTCGACCGAGGTAGTGACCCTAAGGGAATTCAACTCATGGCCCACATAGTGGCAGGGGTCCTTTATGGTGTAAGATAGGCTCTCCAACACACAGGGCTCAAACGTGCATATAACACCTCGATAATCTACCTTCTTAGTCTCCAGAGTCTTGTCCCTAAGAGTTCTGGCGTTCTTTAAGTCTATATTGGCTAAGTGTGCATTCTTTAAGGCATGTCCCACTTCCCCGAATATTATATCCATATTTGAAAACAATTCTTTGCCGTCGTCCAAGATTGGCACCATTGGGAAAGGCATGAACACCCACGTGGGACAAGAATATCTTTGCATTAATTGTAATTTCATGGGTGTTATTTCAGAGGTGAGAAGACCAACCACGTTGTGCAGATCTAATTCTAATATTGACAACACACCCTTTGATAGATCCCTGTAATGTTTGGTGCCAGACTCTATGTTTTTCAATGGGTTGTTCAAAATCCTATTTGCTTGTTCGGTTAAGTGTTTTGAGTTGGTGGGCATAGGAATGATGTGGTCAGCTCCTATTTGATTACCTAGGTCGTAATGAGTGCAAAGGATTACTTCAAAACCCATTTGTTTTAGTATAGGCACAGCTGGTGTGTACGGCATGATGTCTCCTGTAGATCCAATGGTGACTATGAGAATTTTAGGTTTTGGTGCATCGTTAATCCTCTTGACCAGGGGGATCAAATTCAGGTGTAATGGTATATGTGTGACTAACCTGGTAGTTCCTTCAAGCATATTCCAGTGTGCCGTGGCGTTGGCTTCTGATGCCAATTTGATTCCTGAAACTTTGTAGAGCTCAATGTCGTTGGACATGATCTCCTCGAGGGCTTCATAAGTTTTCTCGTTCATCCGGTTCACCTTGTAGTTAGCTTCCACCACTTCTTGAGCAGTTAAGTCTAACAAACACTTAGTAACCTCTGCTAAGGTCTTGTCGGCCAGTGTATTGGCTAACACTTCTGTGCTCTCTTTACTTTCAAACGCTATTATGGATTTGACATGTTTTGTAATGAATAGACTAAAAAACATGGTGATTTTGAATGAGTTGACCAATGATCTATCAATATCCCTAGATATTGCTTTGACTGCCTTGGAAGGGAACTGATCAACCATCAGCTGGATTAATTCAAATTCATCTGCCGGCAGGACCACATTGAGGTCATCCAAAGCTAATTTTAACTCTGCGCTGGATCTTTTCCCGAACATCAAGGCGCAGTCGACTATTGTACTGCCGGACCTTCCTTTGGTCCCAGACACTGCTAGTGAATAAGGTGAAGCCTCAAACCAATCCCACTCCTTGGTTAAATCTCCCGTGATAATCACACTGGGGTTGAACCAGATCCCGCCATACTCGTTCAACACTGACAATTTAACCCATTCTGAGAAATCCACCGGGTGCAACTCAGTGTCTCCCAATTGCGGCCAGCGGTCTACGGGCAGACCGTGGTGCAGAATAACTCTCATGCCCTTATTGACCCAAGACAGTATACATTCCGTTGTTACCACATCTAAGTCGTCATAGTTCCAGAACGTATGTGCATATGGGCCCGTTTCTGGCCCCCTCAAATGCACTGAGTACTCTGTAATTTTGCACACTATGGAGCCTATGCTATCTCTCAGTTTTTCAAAAGGTCCTAAGTTACCCGCATTCGGAAAGAGGATTTCTGGCGTTTGTGCTAGAGTAGCACTAAAAGCCACTTCTACGGGATCTTTCTCCACTCTAGGTCGGTTAGGGACCTCTCTCTCAGGCTGTGAGTACTCAAGCAGCGTTCCCAAGTTTGTGGTCAATTTTACTTTGGCTTCCCCGACCAGGGATTGTATTTCTTGGATTTGGGAGAGAATGGAACCACTGATGAGTGCAGTTTTCAACTCTTTACTATTTAGAATGGCAGTCACAGAGTCCAGGTGGTCATTGACTAGTCCAAAAAGAGACTCTGAAGCACTTAGTAGCAACTTTGTGAGTACAGAGCTGTCACTAAACTTCAACAGGGCTCTCATAAACATTAGGTACTTATCAGAAGAGTTGTGGTGGAAATAGTGAGCCACATATGCAGTATCTAGGAGAGCAGACACATCTATGTCTGAGTAGTCTTCTATGTAAGTGTCTGTAATGGTGAAAGTTGAACCTTGCACCCTGACGAAGTTCAAAGCACTCTCTAATGAATCATCCCCTGTCATGAGTCTCATTCTAGTGAGATCAAACAACCTGGAATTGACTGTGAACTTCCTTAGACTCCACAACTTTCTCGTCTTGGCCAAGACGTCCAACTCCAACGTGAACCAAGGTAAGTTCACAGTTATCTCATTTGATCTTTTAAATTGTGAGTTCACGTGTTTGTAAATAACGTCCGGTCTCACCTGAACTGTTAGGTGGATTAATTTATGTTCCATTACTGTGGTTATCACCTTCACCACCACATGTCTATTATCATCGAGGGGCCACAATCTACCCTGTTGGATATGTTGTGGTAGCCACGTTCTGACGCCTCTGGTGTAGTTGTCCCCCTTGTAATGCATAATACCTTTGCTAATCATTTGGAAAAAGTTGTTAGGTCCAGCATCCAAGTTCGGTATCCAGCCCACAATCTTTGAGACACCGCCATCCAATTTAACCCTCAACTCTTCCCGAGTCCAGTCACTCAAATTGATTCCCAGCATGAGGTGGCCTTCCAAAAACTCCCCTTCATTAGTGATTGGACTGTGGTTCACCGTTTTTCTGGGTTGGCTGTAATACTCATCTATCAAGGTTTTGGTGTAATTCATTGACTCCATCCACCTGGGTTTGTAGTGCCTGTGGTTGGCAGGCTTAACTAGAGTGATGTGATACTTTCCTTGATGCCCTGGGATGTGTGACATGGATCCTGCGTAGCCTATCTGGAAACCGGACTGTACCTCGCCGCAGCTGAGAACCATTATGTTTTCCAGAACCTCCTCCACTCCGCTGCCGGAGACCGGTGCCCCTGTAACATTGACTGCTAGACTAGGGTACTCCGTTTGCAGTAACCCTCTAAACATGTCTCTGGTTTTGTGACTCACCCACAAGCTCTTTCCTTTTTGGCTCACTTCCGCCAGTTTTTCCCAGACTAACTGTTCCTTCAACATCTGACCTGTTTGCGTATTCAGGTCTAAGTGTTTTGAGAGTGGCAGCAGGGTGCCTTCCACCTCCTCCACTCCTTTCAAGGTTTGGTCCATTAAACTAATGATTTCTAATATGTGGTTTGATATATTTTCCTCTTTGATATCCCACTCAAATAGTAACCCATCCACCCCAAACAGTTGCCACTTATTGGAGAGCCAACCTTTGTATTTACAAAGTGTAATCTTGTGACTCATCACGGTCTCCCAATCAAATGGGTTCAATTTGAGTTGGTTAACTCTAGCCACCCTGGCAAGAAATTGTTTCGACAACATGTTTTGCCTGGCACAGTAGTCTTGGTTTGTTATTAAACAGAATATTAAATTTGGTAACCATGACAACCTTTCCATTGATAATTTCCAGGTCAAATCCGTGCTACTGCTGAGAAAGTCCAGCCAATTACCAAATCTAACCCCTGAGTCCCCCCCTTCAGGGAACCCAAACCAATCCATAAATCTTTGTAGTATTGCATTGGCCGGTCCCACTATCGAAATTCTCCGCTTCACCAGATCTTTCATTTGACTACCAATCTGCAATGTGGATTTGCCGACCGTGATCAACAAACCACACATGAGAGGACATCCTGCCCTCTTCTTTACTTTAACCAAAGTTTTTTCCATAAAGAATTCAAAAGTGCTGTCGTTGTTGCTCACCAGATCAGCAACTAATGCAAGGGCTCTTATTTTTATGGCTGCGGCCACAGAAACATAACATTTTTTCCCTGCATCTCCATATGACGGGATCGGGGTCTCCACGTCTAGATTACTCATCACTGTGTTCTCCACGCCAGGGAGAGTCGAATCCACGTGCACCGTACCATCAGTGTTGGTTATGTTGGCCACCACTATTCCCAATTTTTTTGCATGTCATGATGGTTGATGAGTTTGTCCTCGACATGGTGATACTGCAACCATTTTGAAATAAATCCATTTCATTGACTTTTCTCATTGTCTCGTCACTCATCAAGTGCATAGTTCTCAGAGTTAATTTGATCCCCTCGCTCATGGCACCTCCATAGGCATTGAGGAAATCTTTTAGGTTGGTCACTTCTCTTTTGTGGTAACCCATAGCTACAACTTGGATGTTTGACTTACCCCTAAAGCAAGCCGAGTTGAGGTAATCAGGTTCCCCATTTAGATTCCAATTCCCATACTCTGGTCTTAACAATACCAAGACGCAGTCCACTTCTCTCCCTTGGAAAGAGTGTGTTTTTTCGATCACTGGTTGATTCTCCCCGTACAGTGGTTTGACTACACTCGCCAACTCGCTCTGTTTCCATTTTTCACATAACAAGTATTTGTTGCTGCCATACGGAGTGATGATGGCCTGGGGTTTATGGCGAGCTATAACTTTGGTCAACCCAACCCAGTCATTTAGCCCTAAGTTTGTGATACCAAAATCAGTGGCGTGACTAGCTTCCGTTTTCAGCCCCGGCTCTAACACAACCAGCTCTTTGGCTGCTGGTAACCCTATTCTCCGTGTATGCAACCACTTTTCCACCCTATCTTTTTTGCACAAGTCAAGTAGGTTATCCACTGACCTCACTCCTGGGGTGGCACTCATATCTTTCCTCTTGATCTGGCTGGTGGCTCCAAACAACTTTATTTCACTCCATTCATGGGACAGCAGTCTCAGGCAGTCGGTGTAATCAATCAAAGTGGCTTCATCACAAATCAAACGCTTATACTTGGTTAAATCTATAAAATTGGTTTTTTCTATAGAAAAGACATCCACTCCAACCAAAACCTTAGATTTCAGTACGGCTACGGCGTTACTAGTCTGGGCTACAACCAGATCACCAGGGATGGCCATCTCAGAAATTCTCGTGGATTTTCCACTACCCCCAACACCCACAACCCCATCTATACAATCCCGGATGGCCTGTATGTCAGGGTACTTCACTATACTCATCAAACCTATCAGTTTAATAAGGGCACTACCAGAGCTAATTTTGGGCACCAGCATTTCGGCTTTAGTGTAAGTTTTGACGCTGATATCTAGAGTCACCCATTTTGCACTTACGTCTGTGACTAACACTCGCAAAAATCGAGAGTCCACAACCATGTACAAGTAGTCAAATCTCTTTATTTTCAAAGTTTCCAACTCATCCTTGCATAACCTGGAGAACCTTTCAAAGGGTTGCAACGTAACTAATCTGTTGGTCACCAACTTATTCTTTATGTTCTTTTTGTCGTGGTAATTCTTAACTTCTATTATTTGTCTGACGCATTCCAATTTCAAGTGTTTTGCTAGCTCCACCGTGCTGTTGGGAAATTCGGTTGGTTTGTTGTAATTTTCCCGATACAAAGCACTGCTCTTGGCCTCTACTTGATCCAACTCCAACAGTCTAAGGATCGACTGGTCTAACTCTGAACAAGTAATCCTGAACTTGCCACTTTGAGGCAAATTGACCGGGCTGTTCTGGAACACAGTCGAGTTCTCACTTTTAACGAGGGTGGGCCAAGTTTTGTCCGTTAGGCTAAGCTCTCCTAGCATCAAATCGTTCAGAGTGTATTCCACAATTAATAACTCCTCCTTCGTCATATTGTCAGCCAGACTGAGTTGATCATCTTTCTTCCCCATGGCCGCCAATAATTGCAATCTGTACTGTCTTTCTTCGAACCAATTGTAAGCCAAATACATCTGGTCCTCCTTGATCATTTTTATCCTCCCAGTCATCCAGTGACCATCTGAATCATCCACCCCAGGTATTAGAATCATGACGTGGTAAGTGTCACTATTAGGGTTGACTCTGAAAAAATAGCTCTGGTTGGGGGACACAATGCAAAGATTCAGATTCTCGAAGGTCGCTATCTCTTGAAGGTTGAAGCTGGAGAAATTATCCGTGTTGCCGACTAACTCTCGATATTGTTCTAGACCTAATCTGGTGCCAGTGGTTTTCTTATACGCATCGTAACCACATGAATTCACATCTGTGTTTACAGAGTCTTCTGTCATCACAATTTCATAATCGTGTTGTTGCAACCAGGTGGTCCCCATCAATAAATGCGGCTTTATGTAAGTGAATTCTGTATTCCCATGATTGAGGGCTGTCTCAAATGCCATCCTGTTAGCCACGTGCTGCAGGTAGTGGAAACCCAACTTGTTACTTAAGTGAGATGTAAATTTGGCAAAGTCCACATCAGCTTGGTCTATGGTAGATTGCAGCTCATTCAATAAATTGTCTTTAGTTTTCCAGTTGCCTCTGTTAACCGACTCCCATTCTAGTTGATCACTCTGTTGGGGGCCGCTCCTGGGTTTTGTTGGTAATGGATCTAAATTTTTTAGCCCTGGGTCCTTGGGGTGGTCCTCGACATCATCAGAAAAGACCACCTTCGGCAATGACTTTGCTTGGGGCATATCTCTGCATGTGCGCTGGTTGGTTCCAAGTTCTCGGATTAAATCGGTCACTTTTTCTTTTCTGAATGTTTTCCGGTTCTCTTTAAGTTTTTGTTCTAACAATCCTGGTACAAGTAGATAATCTACTAACTCTACTTTGACGTCCTTAACCTCAGGGCTGCAGCACACGCACAGCCCTTGGGTGCCCGAGGCTTGAGTCGTACCACAACAAGTGCACAATTTTTCTTCTGTCACTTCATGCGCGCACCATGCACGATGGTGATGGCAGTCGGGTGGTTGTGATGCCACTTTGAAAGAACTTAAATTTCTCAAATTCAACTCCTGTAATTGACTGGAGTCAACTTTGCTGACTACCCTTAACAAACTATCCCACTGGTTTAGCATCTCTGTGTTTAAAAAGAAACTCAATAGATCCGCTTGCTGGATCAATTTAGACATCGTTGTATCATCTAACCCTAGCATGCACTGGACGCAATCTACAAACCCAGTGATTAAGGACTTCAGACCTACATCATTAAATTTTACCAGCAAACCAGCTGCTGGGCCTGACCAGTCCAGCAGTTTTTGAAATCTGTTGCTCCAGTTCAGTTGACTGTGTTTTAGACCCATTGTGACCCTTGACAGTATCACATGTAAGTCTATTTGATCTGGGGTTAGAGAAAAGAATCTCACTGTCCTACCTTTAACTATGTGTCTAGTCATAGCAGTGCCAACTGCATACTGCCTCAAAGTCTCATGACTCAGAGTTCCTGTTAAGTTTCTCAGACAAAGCAAATTAAACAACTTTTGGTTAAATTCGAATTTGGTGGGAGCGACGTCAGAGCCGACCCATGTATCCCAGAGTTGTATAACACTCGGCACTTTGAGTTCCATGGCGTGGCTATCCACTAACTTCTGAGTCGCCCTGTGTACCGACTCATTAAATCCAAAGGGGCCCAACACGCACTTGATCTCGAAATAATTGGTCTTCTTTAGTAATACATTCACGTAACTCCCTTCCGGTGTAGTGATCACATCATAGTTGCTCAAAATCTCGGACAACTTTGAATCTAATATGATTGGGTCAACATTATCTCCCACAAAAATCTCTGTTGTTTGGGCTCCCACGTGGAAACGACCTGAACCATCAGGCCAATGGGCTTTCCCATTAACCACATGTCTCTTGGGGTGTATGTAGTAAACGCCGTTTTGCTTTGAGGCTAAATTGAGTAGATCCTCGCATTCCATCCAATGTCCGGCCATACCCAACACCCTTATGGGTCTGGTTAGCTCTGAATCGTACATGCTACTGGACGCTGTCAGTAGTTGTGAGTTGTAGTTGTTCACATTTTTCTCTTCCGGACCTATGTTACCTAAAACAATGAACTCGGCGTCCTTAGGATATTTTGAGTAAATCCAACTCAAAGCGCACTGGTGTTCAGCCACTATCATGGGGTGTGAGCTGATCAATCCAGGATCCTTGGACAGTAATTGGTTTGGAAAAGCCCTCCTGAGTGCCACTTCTTCATCTTTAGTGACATCTACCCCGACCTTTACAACCCTTTTGATTCTGTGCGTTAAGTACCGTTTAGTAACGTCAAGGTCGTGGGTTTTCAGCTCATCTTGAATTTCAGGTTTTAAATCTGCGTAGACGTCCCCAAAGCCCATTTTCAACAATTCTTCTAGTTGACCTCTGAGTTTGGTAAATAAACAGTTGCACATGGACAACGTATTTTTGGTGGAACTCAACTCATAATTCACACTGTCATTCAAATGACCTCCACAAAGACCGCAAACCCAATTGTCATCTTGGTCCCAACATCGGTCATCATAATATTTGTCCGTCATCTTGAGTACCTGGTTCCATGGTCTACACTCTAAAGCCGTTCCCATACTAGCTGGTTTTTTAACTGGATGACCATCTATGCTATTGAGGACGTTGATGGCATTACAGTAACTGCAAATCTTCACAGGAGCGTTTCTACTAGGTTCAGTGTGTATTAAACTCAAGTGCAAACTTTCAGAAACCCTACTAAATTTATACGGGCGGTTGTTACTTGCTGATTTTATCATGCTGATTAACCCACCCTTCTTCTCCACTAATTGCAACAATTTGTCTATCAATCTCTCCCCAAATCTACCTACTGGTGTGTAAAACTCCGGACTCAATTCTTCTCTGAGTCTAGTTGGGTCTCCACTAAATATGTACTGTACTTTTGATTCAAGACTTAAGGGTTGGGGTGTGGAGTGGGACAACGTGAACAGCTCATCCGGTTTTTTTGCCCACTCCTGATCATGTAAATCTGTTTTTAAAGTGCCTGAGGAGTACTTGTGGAAGATTTTCAAAATTTCCTTGACATTGACACGTTTTTTATCTAAACAACCTTTCATACCCATCAAGTCTTCTTTAACTGCTTGCATATCTAATCTACGTGCTTTCACACTAGCGTAGTACCCATTTTCCATCCTCCATTCTGGGCACCTTCTGCGAATTGAGCCCCATGTCCCAACAGGCACGTTGGAATTACGGTTGATGGTGAAGTTGTCGTGCTTCACGAACCACCCTCTCCTACTTGCATTGCTACAAATATTGGGGCGGTGGTTCCACAAATCTTCAATGCTTTTGACTTCTAGATCTCTTTTACGAGATCGTAGTAAGTTTTTCTTGAAAGAAAGGTGTGTATGAGTTTTACGCTGTGTCTGCAATGGAAGGCACTGGGATGGTTTGGC